GCGCGGCCCTTGTGCTCGCCCTGCGACACGATCCACTGACCGCGATCGCAGTCGTAGTCGACGAGGCTCGGGTCGATGTGCCGCGGGCGCGAGACGCGCCAGCCGTTCTTGTCGATCTGCCAGTCGTGCTCGAGCACGGACACCGGCCGCAGAATGCCCTGCGCGAGCTCGGCCCGACGCTGCGCGAAGCCGGGCGTCTGATAGAAGACCTGCGTGATCGCCTGCGCGACCTCGAGCGCCTGGCGGTCCTGCTCGTACCCAGCGGGCGGGCGCACGGCCCACCGACGCGAGGTGATCGCGAGGACGCGCGCTGCGGCCACGCCCGCGAGTCGCGAGTCACGCACGAGCGCGGAGTCGATCGCCGCGTTGAGCGAGCCGAGGTAGCCGGAGTCCGCCGCGCGGAGCGCCGAGATGAGCTTCGCGCCGGCCTGCGACTCGATCGCGAAGGGGTCGTCACGCACGTACGCGGCGCGGCCGATGACGCGGCCGACGGGAGCGCCGCCGGGTAGCGTCGCCATCTCCGAGGGCGCCGCGGCGCGCGCTGACGTGCGCCAGGGTAGCCAGTCGGACAGGACCATCGCGCCTCGCTAGTAGGGGCTCAGCGTCGCCACGCGGTGGAGGTGGACACGTGACGCGCGAGCCTAGCGGTAGTGACGCATGCTCCGACTACATGCGCCAGCGGCACGACGCGTCACGGCGCGTCATCTCGCGTCACCCGGGCGGGTAGCACCATGCGACGCGGCAGACCTGGCCCGACGGGCACACCTCGCCGCACCCGCCGCAGTTGGCCGGGTCGCTCTGCACGTCAATGCAACGGTTGCCCGTGGAGGTCGGGCAGCACACCTCGCCGGGCCCGCAGAAGTCGCACGACGATGGGCGCGCATCGAGCGGCGGTCCCGCGTCCGCGGGCTGCGGCGGCACGACGATCACGGTGGTGCAGCCCGACACAGCAAGGGCGGCGGCGAGGAGGACGGTGCGCGACATGCGCGCAGCGTAGCGCGTCAGCCGGCGCGATCCAGCGGGCGGACCTGCGAGGCCAGCCACGACTGAACCTCCGAGCGCGATGCGACGACACGGCCAGTGCCGGCCACCTCGCGCACCGGCAGACCACGCGACCGCGCGCGCTGTGCACTCGACACGCTGCACCCGAGCGCGTCCGCGATCTCCTTCCATCCGTCGAGGTCGTATCCGGGGATCCGCACAGTCTCACCCTCCTCCGCGACGCGAGACGGCAAGATCCCCTTGCACACGAGGATCGGCCCAGCGTCCGCGCGTATGCCACGCACGAGCATCCCGACGTGGTGCGCCGTCCAGTCGCCGCCGAGCCGCTCCGCTACCTGCTCCGCGCTGAGCGGCGCGCGCGTCGTCACGATGCCCTTGCGGCCCTCCGCGATGCGGCCGACGAGCGGACGGCCCTCGGTGCGCGCGAGGTAGATCGCGAGCTGCGCGGCCTGCTCGAGCCGGTGCGGACCGATGACGCGCGGCGCGCGCGTGACCTGCTCAAGCACGCGGTCCACCTCGATCACATCGTCGCGCCCCGACGGCATGCGGACGGCGCCGCCGCTCGACTGCGTGCGCGCACCGAAGCGGCTCGGGTCGCTCGACGAGCGCACCGGACAGCCGTCGTCGACCACGCGGGACCGGTGCTCGTGCAGCGCCGCCCAGCCGCGATACCGCGACCGCGTCGGCTCAGCGTCCTCACCAGCGATCGACCGCTCCACGATCCGCCGCTGTGCCACCGTCAGCCACCGAGGCCGCGGGCGGATGCGCTCCTCGACGCCTAGCACCTCGACGGCAGCGACCGCAGCGGACCGCGCGGCGGCGTCGACCATGGCCCGCCGGCATAGCTGGCACGTCACGGACACGGCGTCCTCGGTCACGTCTACCGCGACCATCCCGCAGAGTGAGTGCCGCAGGTCCAGCCCTTCGCCGGCCTGGCGCTCGCGCCTCATGTGCAGCGCGCGGCCGCTCACCGTCGCGCCGCCTCGACGCTGTCAGCGCATGACCGCAGCGTGCGTGCCGCGCGTCTCAGCTCCTCGCGCGCTCGGTCGAGCTCGCGCGTCAGCCGGTCGATCTCCGCGCGCGCCGCCGATAGCTCGCGCTCCGCATCGTCTGCGCGCTCGCTCGGTGGACGGTGCCACGTCGTCCGCCCGTCGAGCGCCCACACCTCGTCAGCCATGCACGGACCTCCGCCCCTCGGCTCGCCCGCTAGACGGCACGGCGCTACGCTCACCGGCTATGCCCGTCGCTCGCGTCGAGGTGGTGATCTGCCGTGCATGCGCCCACGTCCACGACGGCGACGCGCGCCCGCTACGATGCGACGGCTGCGGCGAGCCGCTATCGAGGCCCGCTCGCGTCGTGCTCGAGGCTACCGGCGTCTACGTGACCGCTCAGGCCGCATCCAAGAGCCACGGAAAATAGAGCTGCGGCCGGCGGTCGGCCGCCGCCTTGCGGACCTCGCGCACGTACTCAGGCCACGGGCGATAGCCCTCGGCGCGCCTGCGCCGCACGTCATACGCGCGCTCCCTCGCCCGCACCTCCGCGCGCTGCCTGACGCGGCGCTTCCACTCGCGCCATTGCGCGCGCATCTCCTCGGCCGTCGGCTCGCGGCGAGGAGGACGCGCCTCCGCACGTCGCACGCGGCGAGCAACCCACGCGCTCTCCGCGATCATCACGTCGTGATCGCGACCGCTGTAGCCGAGCGCGCACACGAGATCCTCGTCGTCCCAGATCGAGAGGCTCACAGCCAATCTCCTCGAGCGGCGGCCACGCGGCCCGCCGGTCTGCTCGCGGTGGTGGAGGTGCTCGCGCCCATCGCGGCGAGCCTCCGGTGAGCGGTGACGAGCGCATCGATCTCGTCGTCCACCTCCGAGCCGCCCTGCCCCGAGAAGTCGAGCACGCGTCCGAGGAAGCCCGACACGTCCCACGAAGCCGACGCAGGCACGAGGACGCGGCCGGCCTTCCAGTCGTCCGCCGCAGCAAGGGCGTTCATGTACTTGTCGCCGCGCGTGGGCTCGTGCGTCACCGCGAGGCCGTGCGCGATCCGCATCGTGTCGAGAAGCGCGGCCTCTTGCCCGCCGGTCCGCATGTGCAGCGGAGCGGTGGGGAAGCGTGCTCGCAGCGCGCGCATGCGTTGCGCCCACTCGCTCACGTCGCAACGCGCGCGCTCGATGTGCAGCACGTAGTATCGCGGTTCCGGCGCGTCGAGGTCACGCGCGAGGACGACGGCGACGGACCAGTCCGAGGACGCCTTCGCGGTGTACGCGAGGTCCATCCCGATCGCGCACGCGTACCGGCCGGGGCCCTGCTCGTACGTGTAGACGCCTTGGAAGAGGCGCCCTTCGCGAGGACGAGGCCGGCCCATGTAGAGGGCGTGCCAGTCGTGCTCGCTCACCAGCGCACGCTGCGCGGCGTAGTACGCGCGATCGCGACCGCCGAAGGTGATGAGCGGCTCGCCGTCGTCGTCGACGCACGGAAGGTTGACCTCGAGCACGTCGACGCCCGCGCGCGAGAGCGGCTCGAGCTTCTCCGCGAGCTGCGCGATCACGTCGCGAGACGACCACCGCGTGTGCTCCACAACCACGCTCGTCTCGGGATGGCGGCGCGTCATCACGGTCGCGGAAATCTGGTCCGCGATGCGCTGCGATATGACCGGTGACTCGGCCTCTAGGCGACTCTTGTACGGGTCGCACACCCAAATGGCCTTCAAGCCGCTTTGCCCTGTCAAGCCACCGTCGCGCCCTCGAGCAAGGAAGCCGCCGCCATGCGTCGTCGTCCACGAGTCGACCGCCGTAGAGTCTCCGCGGAGCTCGACGCCGGCCTCGCGCACCACGTCGCGGATCTCGCGGCTCTTCTCTCGCGCGAGGTCGTCACCGTACGTGATGAGCCCGAGCCGATGATCGGGCCTCCGCGTGATGTGCCGCGCGCAGGCGTACTGACCCAGCATGGTCTTGCCTACCTGCGGCGGAGCGGAGACGAGCGCGATCACTGGCGGCGCCTCGCCGCATGCGGAGCGGTAGACGCGATCCCACACCGCCGCGATCGGCGCGAGGTCGTCTCGGCGCTCGCACGACGGCCCGAAGACGCGCAGGCCGATCCGGTGCTGATAGTCGAGCACGGACCACCGCTCGCGGGCGAGCCGGTGTCGCAGCGCGCGGGCCTGCGCCTCGCTCTCCGCGGTGAGCCGCTCGACCTCGGCCGCGCTCATCACGGCTCGCCACCCTCCGACTCCTCGAGCAACCGCGCGTGCTCGGCCGCGGCGTCCGCAAGCCTCCGTGCCTGCTCGGCGGTCGCGGGCACAGTTACGTTCTCGTTGCGACTGACGATCTTTTCGCCAAACCTGTCGGGGTTTTTCTTGGACAAGAGCCAGGCGGCGGCCTTCCAGTCCTTCCCTGTGGCCTGCATGATTCGCATCACCAGGTGACCCTCGGACGCGGCGCGAGCAGTCTCAAAATCCGCCGCAAACCTGGTGTAGATGGTGTCAAGACCCTTCTCCGCTTCGCGCTCGCCGCGTCGGCACCAGTCACGCACCACGGCGCTCGACACGCCGGCCATTGCGGCGGCGCTCTCGAGCCAGTTGCCGGCGCGCACCAGGTCGCACAGGCGCTTGTGGCGCTCGTCGTTGAGCTTGGTAGGGCGTGCCATTGTCAAGGGTTTTCGCGGTGTCGAGGGTGGTTATCAAGAGCCGTGAAGCGTTTGCGCCACTACGGCGATCTGTCACTATCAGTCCTGGAGGTGGGCAGTGTCAGAGCGAGATGTAGGTGTGAGGGCGCTTGTGGTGCAACAGCCGTGGGCGTCGCTGATCGCTGATGGCACCAAGGCGCTTGAGGTCCGATCGTGGGCGACCTCGTACCGCGGACCGATCGCCATCGTCGCCGGTCGACGGTGGAGTTCCCACCCAGCGGCGGCGCGATGGGTTGAGATGAAACAGCGACCGGTCGGCGCAGTCGTGTGCGTCGTCCAGCTCGTCGCCATCCGCCTCGGCCAGCGGGACGACGCCGCGCTCGCAGGCGGCGTCGATCCGTCCGGGTACTACGTGTGGGAGCTCGCTCAACCGCGCCGACTCTCCGCGTGCGTCGAGATCAAGGGCCAGCTTGGCCTTTGGAAACCGACTCAGGCCCACAGCATCCTCGCTGCGCTTCCGTCCGAGTAAGCCCCACCAACCCACTTGAAGTGGGCAACGCGCCTGCGCTTCGCGTGCGCTGACGTCAGGTACCGATTGCCGGTCTTGCCAACCTTGGCGGGAAAGCCGGCCCGCGTCAGCGCCCACACTTGACTCTTGGCGAGAGCAGCGACGAGTCCGGGGTGCGAAGTGCCGATCACCATGGTCTTCCCGACCGCCGCCATCGCGACCTTGGCGATCTCTCCGATCATGTGCATAGCCAACCCCGCGCCCTGGTAGTCCGGCAGCACCACCACCCGAGACACCGACTGCAACATGACCTTAGCATGCGGAACCGGCAGCGACCCCACAAACGCCGCGGGTCGACCGTTGACCAGCCCCGCAAAACAACGCGCCGAGCGGTGCAGGTCAGCCGTCAGATAGTGATGCGGAGCGAACCAGCGCCACGCCGAATGGTCGACGCGAACGATCTCGATGTCGATTGCTGGACGTCGTTGAAGAGACCTCCAGTGGAACCTGCCGACGTGCGGCTCAAGAATCCAGTCCGGCTGGAGCCATTCGATGATGTCATCGTGGCAGCTCACGGCGACGAAGCGCTTGCCTGGCTTGCGCCGCACAGCCTTAGCGACCGCGTGAGAGCCAATGCGCGCCACGGTGCGATCGATTACCGATGTGAACTCGTCGATCACGACGGTTCCGCGTTCGTCCATGAGCGCACGCGCCATCGTCGCGCGGAACTTCTCGCCGTTGCTGAGCACGTGGAACGGCTTGGTCCAGCTCGGCGGCGACGCGAAGCCGACCGATGACAGCGCCTCGACGACGTCGCGGATGGACCGATCGCCAAACGAGTCGACGACCGAGCGCGTCGGGTGCCAGTCGTAGCCATCGACGATGCATTCACCGAGGAGATGCCGCGCCACGCTGGTCTTGCCAGCGCCGGACGGGCCTACGATGAGGCCGACCTGCCAGTCGCGCTCCTCAATGGGCACGTCAAAATGGAAGTCGACAGCGCGCCGCTTCGCCTCTGGAACATCGAACATGCCCTCTAGCTGCACCACGCGCGGGGTGCGCTCAACATCCACCGAAAGGGTCAGATCAACGCGCGGCACGGCCACCCATTCTCTTCGCAGACCGAAATGATCTCGCGCTGCATCTCCTCGGTGTCGCACTCGATGACGACTGCAAACGAATCGTCGATCTTCCCACTGTCATCGCCGGCCATGTCTTTGGCGATCTTGTCCAGCTCCTTCTGGTCGAACCCGGCGAGCGCAGCGTCCTCCAGTCCATACTCGCTGAGGATAGATGTCACCAGCGCGTCATCCCACTCAGCGATCTCGCCTAGCTTGTTGTCGACGAGCGCGAGCAGATGCGCCTCGGCGGGGTCAAGGTCGAGGTAGCGCACGGGGACGCGGTCGAGCTTGAGTGTCTGCGCCGCGGCCCACCGCGTGTGCCCGGCGATGATCTCGCCGTTGGTTCGCGCAAGGATGGGCGCGCCGAACCCGAACCGCTTGATGCTGTCAGCGACCTTTTTGATCGCCTTCTTGTTGTCGCGCGGGTTCTTGTCCCACGGATGCAACTCAGACGTGGAAACCCAAACCGCAGCCGCTTCTTCGCGCGAGTCGCCAGAAACAGACTCGATCTTTCTTGAAGCCATCGTCACACCTTCCCTTCCAGCTCACACACGCAAAGACGGCCACCCTCCGCACACCGCCGCGCGTCATCCTCGGCCAGCTCCCTCGCCCGCTGCTCGCTCACGTCGCCGGCCTCTCGGCAGATAGCGAGCCGCTCGGCGCAGGCCACTCGGCCCGCCACGCCACCACCACCCGGCCCGCTCTCTCGTACCGCACCCACAAGCCGGAGATGCCCGGCCGCTCGCGAAGCGGGTGCGTCGCGTCGAGGTCGCGGAGCGGGTCCGCCGGGTCTGCCTCCGTCGTGCGCTGCCATGTCACTCCCCCACCCAGCACATGAGATCCGCGACGGCCTGGGCCCACTCCTCGCGCGAGTAGTCGGCGCACATCCGCACCAACTCCGCGTCCTCGCCGTCGAGGCCCTGCTCTTCGTACTCGCGCGCCAGCTCCACCGAGTCGCGCGCCTCCTCTGCCCATGAGATCGGCCTCATGTGTCCACCCACTCGAGAAGGGCGCTCAGGGCGAGGACGGCATACGCGTCGGCCTCGGTGCGCCGGCCCGCGGCCTGGATCCAGTGGTGATGCTCTACGTCCTCACACACCCACACGTACCTGGCGATCGCGAGCGCGCTCCAGTGACGCACGTCGTCAGCCTCGCGAGAAAGCACAGCACCATCGTTGCTCACGCCGCCCTCCCTCGCATCGACGCGCCAGCGATCTGCACGACCTGCCCGACGGTGCGGAGACGGTCAGCCGTGCGCGAGTCATAGACGCCGCGCACGAAGCGATCCCCAAGGTCGCTCGTGCTGAGGTTCGTCAGGATGAGCGTGCGCCGCCGCTTGCTCTGCCGGTTGTCGACGACCCAGTGCAGCACCTCGCGCGCGAGCTCCGCGTCCGAGTCACTCTCCTGCCCCAGTTCGTCAAGAAGCAGGCAGTCCATGCGCGCCAGCCGCATCAGATCGTCCTTGGCCTGCTCGAGCACGCGGCCCGCGCCCGCCCGCTTCCATGCCGAGTAGGTCCGCACGGCCTCGTGGATGGTCACGGCCTTGCCACGCACGTGCGACAGCCACCACGCCGCCGCGACGGTCTTTCCGGTGCCCATGCCGCCGCAGAGCACAAGGATACCCGGCGTGCAGCCGTCGACCGTCTGGCCCGGGCGAGGCGCCCCACGCGCCCACGAGGCCACCGTGGCGCACGCGGGCTTGGTCCTGTCGAGCCGCCCCGATAGCACCATCGCGCGATCCTCGTCGGGCAGGCGCAGCCCGCTTGACATGAGCGCCTCTCGGCGCAGGTCGCGCCGCTGCTGAGCCTCGTAAGCAGCGATCTCCTCGTCGCTGGCCACGGCGCCGCTCGCGCGCAGCGCGTCGAGGATAGCCGCGAACTCTGGCCGGATCGGCGTGCTCCCATCAGCCATGCGTCCCACCTCCGAGCGCGGCCTCGCGCTCCCTCATCAGCTCGTCGAAGGACAGCTCGCGAGCCTCGTACTCGTGCGCCTTGCGGGGCGGCGCGTGCCCTCCTCGAGTCGTCGAGCGGCCCGACCACTGCGCGGGGTTGCGGAGCAGCCACGAGAGCGGCCAGCCACGCTTGGCCATGGCCGGATCGTCGAAGAAGCGCACCACCAGGGCATCGAGCTCCGGGCGGTCCGGCATGCCTGCCAGGGCCGCGATGACCTCGGCGCGCGGCGTCAGCGCGGACAACTCCGGCGGCGTGGCCCCCGTGCGCTCTCGCCAGACCGGCCCGAGGTAGGCCCGCACGGCCTCGGCACGCTGCGCCTCGGTGAGCGCCTCACGGACTTTCGGGGCGACCTCGACTGGGTCTTGCGCGCGCGCGTCAGACTCTCTCGTAGAGAGAGTCGGATGGGATGGGATGGGATGGGATGGGGCAGGCTCTACACGTGCGTCTCGCGACGCGTCTTGAGGTGCGCGTGTAGACGCGTCTACACGACCGTCTCGCCACCGCTGCTGGCGACGCGTCTTCTGCTCGCGCTGGGCCTCGACATGTGCCCGAGATGACTGGTATTCGAGCCAGTCGTGGAACACGTAGCCGTCGGCAACGCGCTCCATCAGGCCGGCGCGCACCATGTCGTCGCATCGGACCTTGGCCCGCGCGCCAAGCGGGGTCAGACGGGCCAGCCGAGCCTCGGGCACGTGGCCGTCGGAGAGCGTCCGCTGGCAGTACGATGCCAGCGCGACCCATACCGCGAGGCACTCAGCCCACGCCCGCGGGTCGCTCTCGAGCGCCGCCCACTTGCGATGGTCGACCATCCCATCATCGATCCGAAGCCACGTCATTCGACCTCCCACGACCACACCGGAGACGTCACCCACGCCGACCGGCGCACCACGTCCGCAGCCAGCACCTCGAGCAGCTCTCGCTCGCGAGCCTCGGTGGTGTCGGCTGGTAGCCAGAGGACGATCACGTAGCCCTCCACTCGCACGCATCCACGATCGCCCGGCCGACGATCTCCGCCACCTGCGGCACAACCGCGTTGCCGCACGCGCTTACTCGCCAGGTGTCCGGCGCTTGCGTCGCAGGCTCGCGCGCTTCGCCTCGATCTCGTCCGGGGCCATCGCGTCCGGGACCGTCCAGTCCATCGGAAGGCCCATCATCCACTCCACGAACCGCGGGTGGAGCGTGCCGCCAACCGCTGTCGCTAGCCCATCCCCGGACCGCTCGGTCAGTCCAGCGCGGTTGTGATTGCCCTTGACCGTCGGCGTCGGCAGCAACGCCGACGGTTTCCTCGCGCTGACCGCGTCGCAGATCGTCGCGCTGTTCCTTCGATGACGACGACTCTTGGCTCGACCGCTCGGATGATCCTGGCGAACTCTGGCCACAGCCACCGCTCGTCGAGTTGGGCGAGCCGTCGGCCTGCGAGGCTGACCGGCTGGCAAGGGAATCCTCCGCACAGAACGTCAACCCGAGCTGCTCCATTGTCCACCTCGCGCACATCAGAGAATCGTCGCGCGCCGGGCCAGTGCCGACGCAGAACCGCCCGGCAGTAGGCATCGCGCTCCGCTTGCCACAGCACCGGCCCGAGCCCCGCGCGCTCCAGTCCGAGCTCTAGACCACCGATGCCGGAGAACAGCGACCCGATCGTCACGCCGCCCTCCGTCGCCGCCGCACCTCGTCAGCCTCCACGAGCAGAGAGGCGCTCCCACGGTCGGCCCGCACGCGCCGCACGTAGAGCTCCACCACGCTCGCATCGTCCGCCCAGAGGATGCCCTTACCCGCGTCCAGCCAGCTCTTGGAGTAGTTGTCCACGTCGCCAACGTCGCGCCGCACGCTGACAACGAGCGTCAAGCTGTACCGCGCATCGAGCGGCCAGCCCTTCGGGCGTGCCGCAAGCATCGCGTAGCGGACCGACTCGCGGTAGCGACGGTCCTGCGGATCCGTCCACCTCTTCGCGCCATGCGAGCGCGCACGCTTCCAAGTCACGGGGTCTCCGTCGAGTGTGCAGGACAGGATCACCGCGCCTCCAGTCGCGCCACGAGGCGCTCTAGCTCCGCGATCTCTGCCTCCGCGCGCAGCCCGCGCGCCGAGTACGGCTCGACAGGCAGGGCCCGCACGGACCAGTGATCCGCGCCAGTGCCGGCCCGGCCGCGCCCGATGTAGCCACCGCTGCCGGACACGTCGGGCAGGTCGTACGAGGGCTTGCTCCCGAGCATCGCGACCACATCAGCGCGCGAGATCCCCGCGGCCTCGCAGTGCGTCACGAGCCGGCGGATCGCGCACGTCTCGATCTGCCGGATGCGCTCGCGGCACACGCCCATGTACGCCGCGATCTGGACGTGGGTCATCCCGTCCGGGTGCGCCTCCACGACGGCCTGCGCGCGCTCGTCGTCCTCGTACCGGAGCCACCAGTCGAGCGGCTCCACCTGCTCGATGGGCTCGCCCTTGTGCCGCGCGATCGCAGGCGTGCGTCCGCGGCCGTGCACCTCGTGGCTCACTTGGCCCTCCGCGGAACGCCGAGCCGCCGCGCCTCGCGGACCACCGCGGCGCATCGCTGCTCGCCTGACATGCGACGCCACTCCTGCTCAGTCACGCCTAGCGCTACGCCTGCCTCGTACGTGCTCAACCACTCGCCTACGGTGGCGTCCGTCAGCTCGTGCCCCATGTCCTGCGTGGCCCACGCTGCGACCCACCACGCGGCATCTCTGCCTTCCATCGTGATCGTCCTGTCGCGAGCGAGGGCCGCGAACACATCGGAGACCCGCCACTTCGTGCCCATCACCAGTGTCCCCGATCGATCTCGAGGCCCGCGATCACGCGCTCGATCGGCGCGACCCATCCGTAATGGCTCACCATGAGCGCCCTCCACCGCGCAGCCGCGCGCTTCCTCTCGGCCCTCTCATCGGCAAGCAGCTCGGCCAGCCGGCGCTTGCGTGCGACGTACACGTCCCAGCGCACGCCGCCGTCCCGGATGCGACGGCGCGTATCCTCCTCGCGTGCCACCTCGGGGCGTGCTCGCCGCCGAGCGGCCTTGAGTTCGCGCCAGTAGGCGCGCCAGTCCTCGGCGGTCCAGCCATCGCGCGACCTACGCGCACCGGGGCGAGCACGCGAGAAGGTCAGATGGGCGCCGCTGCCAGCCGCCCACCATTCGAGCGTGGAGCCGTGGCCGAGCGCTTCGATCGTGTCGTTGTCGAGGTCCATCACTCGCCCCCGAAAAGCGCGCCCTGCTCTCCGCGCGTCTCCTCGCAGTCGAGGCGCATGCGTAGCTGAGGCTTGGTCTTCGCGAGCCGCTTGGCCGCGATCGCGTATCGACCCGCGTCCGGCTCGCACCCGATGGCACGTCGACCCTGCTCGACGGCCGCGACAAGCGTGGTGCCCGCGCCCATGCACGGATCGACGACGAGGTCACCGGGCCGCGAGTAGTCCGAGACGATCGCGCGCATGAGCCAGAGGGGCTTGCCGCCCGTGACCGCTTTCCGCTCCTTGCCGCCCACATACGCACCCGGCAGGGCGCCCCACGAAGCGGCCTCCCGTGACCGCCTACGAGCAGGCACCAGCCAAGTAGCCCACTGCGCAGGGCCGTCGCCAAGCGCGCGCACGCGAGACCCGATCTCGATGCACGCAATCGGAGAGAACACGTACCGCCCGTGGTCAGACAGAGAAGCCTCCCAGGCTGCCCCAAGCACGTGATCGGTGATCGTGCAGAACCACCCGCCGGTCATCGGCCCCCATGCTTTGACGAAGTGCGCAGCGTCTGCGGGCGACCACGACGCGTACTCGATCGAACGCTCCATGTTGTCGGCCGTGTCGGCGGCCGAGTCGTGCCCTGCGTGCGTGCGCTCCGAGTACGGCGCATCGACGATCAGCGCGTCCGCCACGAGCCCCGCCTCGCGCATCGCAGCCGCGAGCGTGGCGTGGTCGCACTGCGCGATGAGGTAGCGCTCGTCGACGACGTGCCCAGGCAGCGACGCCAGCGCGCGCATGACGTTCGCGTGCCACGTCACGCGCTCACCCGTGCCTTGCGCCGGGCCCGGCGACGCGCACGGGCAGCATGCTTCTGTGCAGACCGCTCTGCGACGCCCGCTCGCGGGCACGCGTACCGCGCGCCGACCCACTCCCGCAGCATCCCGCACGAGGCGCAGCGACCCACGAGCCAGCGGTGCTCACGCATCGCGGCCCTCCGCATCGCTCGCCTTCTCTCGTCTGCCGACGATGGTGCGCACCAGCTCGGTCAGCTCCGGCAGGACCGCGCGGAGGATGCGCACGTCGCGCTCCTCGGAGATGCCGTCGGGACCGCACGACGTGACCAGCGCCTCCAGCGCGCCGTCAGTCCCGATGCCCACTCGGACGGAGATGAACGCGCGGCTGTCGTGCCTGCACACGTGCTCAAGCGCAGCCTTGAGGGCAGCGACGTCATCGCGGGTGACGGGCTCGCCGCGTGGCGTGTCATCGGTCATCGCTCACCTCGTCTTCGAGGCGCGCGAGGGCCTCCTCGGTGCGCTCGGACTCGCGCCACGCGCGGATGAGGAGCAGCACGGCCAGGGCGGCGCAGAGGGCGTAGGCCATCACCACCCCCTCGCTACGCGGCGCTCGCGCTTGGCCTTCGCGCGCTCGACGGCGTCGCGCTGAGCGGTCTCGGACACCGCGTCGCGGTCGACCTCCGGCTGTCGCCACGTCGAGCGCTGGCGCCGGTCATCGACGACGACGCGAGGCCCGAGGCGCAGCTCGCGCCGGCCCGAGTCCAGCGCGGGCATGCCAGCGGAGTAGGGCGCCGCGAGCGCGAGAGACGCCGCGAGGAAGGCCGAGAGGCGGGTCACGCCGCGTCCTCACTGGACGTGCGCGCGACCACCTCGGCCTCGGACAGCCCGAGGATCTGCGCCACGCTGACGGCCCCGTCGGTGGCCTCCGACAGCCGGCGCGCGGTGTCGAGACGCGGAGTCACCCGCCCCGAGACGATGGCATCCACCGTCTGCCACTGCACCCCCGCGCGACGCGCCAGAGTCGCCCTCGACCCGTCCCCTTGCTCACGCACCCACCTCGCCAGCGCGCTCTCCGTGATCATGGTCAGGCATATACGACATGGGAGCCAGAGCGTCAAGCGGCGCCAGAGGGACGCAGCGCTACGCCCGAGGAGCTGGCGTGTCTGCGTGGGAGGTGTGGCCCACGGGTCGCGCGCCGACCGTCAGCGCCTACGCGCCCGCCCTCTCCTCGCTCCGCATGTCCGTCCCGCGTGAGTTAGTGCGTTCCGTCACACGGTCGATCATGGTCGCTTGACGGTATACGCGAGGGAGCCCAGAGTCCCCCCCTGACGGAGGACGACATGAGGGACCGCTCGCTACTGCACGCACAGCACGTCTACGACAACCGTGAGCCCGACGATGGCCCGCCGCTCGTGATCGAGCCGGCGGGGCTCACCGTCGAAGGGCTCGGTCGGCTGCTCATCGATCGTGGGATCGACCGGCTCTCGGTCACGGCAAGCGGTGGCTACTACATGGCGACCGCGGAGGGGCGTGGCTGCGACGGTGACGGATGGGACCGCTGTCTCGCCATGGCCATCGCTCAGGCCGTGAGCGAGTGCGTGGTGCGCATGGAGGCCGCGTGACCCCCGCGGAGCTGGAGCTGTACGCGGCGCTGTCGCGTGCGATGCACGAGGCGCACGTCGTCGGCGGCCTCAGCGTCGGCGCCACGGTCGCTGTCGCGCTTGTCATGGTGGCCGATGTGAGCGCCGCCGAGTGCAGCCTCGACGCGACCGCTGCCGCCGCGATGAGCGTGGCCGCCGCGGAGGCGATGCGGACGATCGCGAGGGCGCGGTGATGGCCTGCGTAGGCATCTGCGCCCTCTGCGGCGCCGACCTCGCGGACGACGGCGAGCGGACGTGCGACTGCCAGCGCGCGCGGTCCTCGCGGCTCGTGCAGGTAGTCGCGCAGGCTGTCCGGCTCGCGGGCCGTGAGGGCACGGACCTGCGCCGCTCCATCCGGGACGCGGCCTTCGCCGCTCGGGGGCAGGCCTTCGCCGCTCGGGGGCAGTCGTGAGTCCGCGCCCGTGGTGGATCTCCGGAGACCGCGAGCCGGAGCCGGAGCCGTACCCGCAGGGATGCGAGTGCGAGGACTGCGCCGGCACGGGATCTACCGCCGACGGCTCGCCGTGCGAGTGGTGCGACGGCTCCGGCGAGACCACCGGAGAGACGAGCGACGGCCGCGCAGCGTGCGACGAGCTCGACGCGTGGCACGCGCGTCTCGATGAGATCGACCGCGAGCACGAGGCGCTCCGGTGAGCGTGTCGGCTACATGGTATGGTGACGGACTCGCGCTCGACGCTGACACGGTGGCCGCGCAGCTAGCGGACCGGACGGCGGTCGACCCGTGGCTTGCGCGGCGCGCATACGGGTGGGGCGCTAGCGAGGTCGCGGCGCTGCTGCTCGCGTACGACCCTCGCGACGAGGAGACGCGCGCGGCTCGCCGCTACCACCTCGTGGACGCGGGCATCGGGCGGCACGGCGTGCCGCGGCTGGTGGCACGCAAGGCGGGCTTGGCCGTCGGTCGGCGGCAGTCGAGCGCGATGCGCGTGGGCCAGCTACGCGAGGCCGAGCTACTCGCACACTCCGAAGTCGCGTCTGTGTACGGCGCGATCGTCCCCGCGGACGCTGCTCCGCGCGAGTGGTACCCGCTCGTGGATCGCGAGTGCCCAGAGCTCACGGCTACGCCGGACGGCTGGTGCCGTGGGCCGTCGGGCGAGCTGATCGCCGCGGAGGCGAAATGCACGCGGGACCATCCCGGTCGCGAGCTGCCCTGGTACTGGCGCGTGCAGCTACAGGCGCAGATCGCATGCATGGCGGCGGCGGCCGGACTGCTGGTGTGCGGGCCGGGGTGGGTGACGGGTGCGGACACCTCGCCGGCCTGGTGGCTAGTCGAGCGTGACGCAGAGGAGATCGACCGCGTGCGGCGCGTGGCGCGTCGCGCGTGGGAGGACGTGGAGCGCATTCGCGCTCGGAGGGTAGGACGATGATCGATGACAGGGCACGCGCGGCGCTGCTCGAGGCGCTTCCCGCGAGCGCAGTGAGCGAGCGGACCGCGAGCGGACAGACGCTCTCCTACGTGGAGGGCTGGTGGGTGATCGGCGAGCTCAACCGCATCCTCGGCCCGACCGGCTGGTCGTACGAGGTCGAGACGACGGAGGCGGTCCGCACCGAGGAGCCCAATCCCAAGCGACCCGGAGAGACACGCTGGCGCGTGTCCTACCGCGCGCGGTGCGTGCTCCGCGTGGGCGACTGCGTGATCGCGGACGTGGGCCACGGGCACGGCATCGATCGCGACTGCGGCGCGGCCATCGAGTCCGCCGAGAAGGAGGCGGCAACCGACGCCCTCAAGCGGTCGGCGAAGAGTCTCGGCTGGCGGCTCGGACTGGCGCTCTACGACAAGACGCAGGAGCACGTGGCGGACGAGGGCGGGCAGCCGGAGCCGGTGCGCGCGGGCGCCTCCGACGAGGCGCGCGCGCTGCGCGACTGGGACGCGATGAGCGAGGCCGACAAGAGGGCGATGTGGCCGTCTCTGTCGGCCGAGACGAAGGCGAAGATCCGAGCGGCCCGCGAGGCCGCGCAGAAGGGTGGTGCGTGATGGCGGGAGAGAAGCCGGCGATCAAGGTGGTGGCGAAGAGCAAGGCCGGTGGCGGACAGCCGATCACGCTGCTCGCGGCGTGGCGTGGCGAGCGCGGCCTGAACGGCCGCCTCGACCGCTCGATCGCGTCGATCACGATCCGCATGGCGGACGGCTCGACGGTGACGATCGACCGCGACGAGCAGGGCCGGGAGAGTCACTGGATTAACGTCTACGACAACGCGTCCGACGCGGCCCCGCGAGCTACGCGCTCGAGGCCGTCGGCCGGCTCGCAGCGGAGCGGGCCGATCGACGACATGCCGGATGACGATCTCCCGTTCTGAGCTGGAGGATGACACGATGAAGAAGACCACGAAGAAGACGACGAAGAAGACGACCCGCTACGTGCTCTGCCGGTGCAGCGCTGCGGGCGTGCACGTGGGCGAGCTGGTGAGCGCGGGTGGTGGCAGCGCGACGCTCCGCAACGCCTCGCGTGTGTGGCGCTGGCGCGGGGCGAACACGCTGCACGAGCTGTCACTGCGCGGGCCGGACCGCACCTCGCACACCCGTATCTCTGAGCGGGTCGCGCGCGTCACGCTCGAGGGCGTCTGCGAGGTGATCGACATCGCTGCGCCGCGCGACGCCTTCGCGCCGGTCTGGCTGTGAGC